GTTATAGTATTGTTTGCACAAACACCTTTTGATAAGATTTTAGGTGCTAGTAATATAGATATGTTGAAGTATGAATGGGTTTGGTTTAAAAATCGACCAACAGGTCATTTAAATTCAAAGTTCGCTCCTTTAAAAAGTCATGAGAATATTTTAGTATTTACAAAAGGTTCTACCTCTTTTGTTAAAAACACTAAAAATAGTTCCGCTTACAATCCTCAAGGTTTGGTGGCTTGTTTGAAAGTAAATAAAAGAACAAAGGGTAATGGAAACTATGATGAGGTGAACAATAAAATGGAGAACGTAGCCTTATTTGAAAATTATCCAAAAAGTGTTTTAAGTTTTAAAGTGGAAGTTGGATTGCACCCGACACAGAAACCTGTAGATTTGTTGGAATACCTAATCAAAACATACACTAATGAAAATGAAACAGTGTTAGACTTTACAGCAGGCTCAATGAGTACCGCTATCGCCTGTATTAATACTAATCGTAATGGTATTATGATAGAAAAGGATGATCATTACTTTAAGGTGGGTTCTGATAGGGTAGCCCAAGCTTTACAGGAGCTAGGTGATGATAGGATTAACCAAGCATTAAACGAAAAAGAAAACTAAGGAGAACATAAATGTTTACTAAAAAAGAATACGAGCATTGTGTTGTTTACTACAACCCTTACGAAGATATTGAGGTTTTGCAAGGTATAACAGATTGCATATCTGTCGATGTATATGTATCAGGACAGCATGTTTTTGAGTGCATACACCTAGATGAAGCAATTAATTATTTGCACGAAATCGGTGTTGATTTTATTACCAAAACTATTTAAGGAGATTATTATGAAGATTGACGCAACAACCTTTACGAAAGATGGTGAATACTACTTGGTAAAAGAAATGACACCTGAAAGGTCTACAATGTACAGAGTGCTGGCACGAACAGAACAAGAGGCAAGACGCTTGTTTGAAGTAGGTTCACACTTAGTAACCTTTGTTGGGTCTGTAAATTGGCGGTAAGGTAAACCCTAAATGAATAAACAATCTTTAGAATTACATATCGAAACACTAACTCAAATGCTAGTAGGTTTGGTATTAGGGTATGTAATTCTTAGAGCGTTTGGATTAACAAATTCTCAAAGTATAACTTTACAGTTTATTTTCTTTGTTGTATCCTACGCTAGAAGTTACACGATAAGTTGGTTGTTTAAAGAAATAATCTTTAAGCAGAAAGCAAATTAGGAGGAATGTTGTGAGTAAAGAAATGAAAGATACGAAAGAATTGCAAAGCGGTGTGTTACTTGGTAAATTTCCGTGCAGTGAATGCTTGAGTAACGATAACTTGTTGGTCTATGTTAAGCACGATGCAGAGGGTAAGGAGGTGCTAGATGGAAGTTGCAGAACACCTTCTTGTAAGTCATTTTGGACAGAGCAAGAGTTAAAAGTTGCAGGTGTACTCGATGAGAACTTCGTAGCACCAAAGACAAAACCTGTAGTTAAGACAGCTATTACAAAAGCTGAGTATAAGGCTCTCACATCTCGTTCTAACCACGATACAACTATGAAGGATGGTAGTCTATACCGTTCTATTAAACCTGAAACAGCGCACTTCTATGGGCATTTATTCGAGCGTGACTCAAATGGTGAGATTACCCGTACATATTACCCTGAGACAAAGAGTACATTTAAAGGTGAATTAAACTCTTTACGTGGGTACAAATCAAGAGATTTACCAAAAGCTTTTGGTCGTCACAATATTGGTATTGTTGGTACAAGTAACGATTTGAGTGGAAGTCATAAATTTACATCAGGAGGAAAGTGGTTACTGATTGTGGCGGGTGAAGAAGACAAGTTAGCAGCAGCACAAATGCTACGTGATTATCAAATTCAACGTAAACAAGAAGATTATGATCGTATTGCAGTTGTTGGTATTCATTGTGGTGAAGGAAGCTTATCTAAAGTTTGTGCGAATAGCTATGATTTCATCGACAGCTTTGAAGAAGTTATTCTTTGTATGGATAATGACGAAGCAGGACGTAAAGCTGTTCAAGAAGCCATTAAGGTGTTGCCTGAAAACAAAGTAAAGGTCATGGTAACTTCACTGAAAGATTGTTCTGAGATGCTTCAAACAGGTAAGCAGAAACAATTTATCAGTGATTTTTATAGCGCAAAACCTTTAGTTTCGACAGGTATAATTTCTGCTTCTGAAGCATCTCAAGGCATTGAAGAATATTTGTTAGCTGAGAAGATTACATTGCCTCCGCACTTACATCGAGTCCAAGACGCTTTACGTGGTGGGATTCGAAGTACAGGAGCTATTGTTAATATTATTGGTAATACTTCTGTAGGTAAGACGTTCTTTAGTGATGTTTTAGTACACCATTTTATTTTTAACAGTCCATTGAAGCCAACTATTTTAAGTATTGAGCGTACTGCTGCTGAATTGACATTGGACTTATATTCTTACCATTTAGGGCAAAATCTTACATGGTTTGAAGAAGGTACGGATGCTTTAGAATATTTACATAGAGAAGATGTGAAAGATTTATGTAACGATATGATGGTTGACGAATATGGCGAACCTCGTTTTTGGATCATTGATGATCGAGAGGGAACTGTAGATGTTTTGAAGAAACAGATTGAACGTGCTGTCAAACAAAATAATTCTAAATTAGTGATTTTAGATATTTTAACGGACGTATTACGGTCATTACCACTAGATGAACAAGAGCAATTCTTAATGTGGGAGAAGCAGATGAAAAAAGAGGGTGTTGTATTCTTAAATTTGTTGCACACACGTAAACCAAGTAACGAGAAAGGTGACGATGGTTTTAAACGAGTTTCAGAGTATGACATTCTCGGTAGTGGCACTATTCCACAATCTGCGGATATTAACATCGTGTTAAATCGTAACAAAATGGCAGAGGATAGTGTTGAGCGAAACACTACTTATGTGGATATTCCAAAATGTCGTGGTGGTTTGACTGGAACGGATATTTGTAAGCTTTACTATGATCCTATGACACGTAAGCAGTATGATTTGGATGACTGGTTATCTCAACAGAAAACTAATTTTTAAATTTAATTTTGGAGAAATATATGGGTAAGAAAGTAGATAAAGAAGCAATGCTAGGTTTGGAGTTTGAAACTAAAAATAACGGAAAGTGCTTCATTATTGATTATAAGAAGTCTAAAGATGTGACCGTTATGTTTTATGATGGTTACGTTGTGAAAACTCGGATAGGTAATCTGCAAAGAGGGAGTGTGGGTAAAGGTGACACTTATGAATGGTGTAAAGTAGGTACTGTATTTCAGACTAACTTTCATGGAGAGTGTGAGGTTGTCGGATACCGAACAACAAGCGATATTGATGTAAAATTCAAAGATGGTACGATTGTTAATGTTCGTGGTGGTAATCTGAAGAAAGGTGTGGTCAAAAACCCTAACACCCCTAAAATTTTTGGTGTAGCTACAAACGATTTAGAAAACGTCACCGACACCAAACTATTTACAATTTGGCACAGTATGATTCGTAGATGTTATAGTGATATATACCATAAAAACCAACCTGCTTATGATGATGTTACCGTACAGGAATCTTGGTTGATTTTTTCAAACTTCAAAAAGGATATTGAAAGTTTACCTTTTACTGATTATTGTGAAAAGCACAACTACGAATTTGATAAAGACATTTTATCAGACGGTAGTAGAATGTATAAATTAGAAACAATTAGCTTTGTACCTAAAGAGATTAATTCTGCTTTCATTAATGATATTAGGTTTGGTAAATATAAAGGATGGTATGTTAACTCACAAGGTTTCTTTGCTCCATCAACTTCAGGTGTTGTGGATGAATACAGAAAGAATCTTGGTTTTAAAACATCTTACCGAACATCGGATGAAGCTTTAAATGTGTATAAAACATGCAAGAAGCTTCAGTTGCAAGATTTAGCTGAAAAGTACAAAGGTATGATTGACGTTAGAGTTTATAACAAATTAATCAATTATGATTTCGAGTTAGAAATAACTGACTAATGTGTTTACACATATAGACAACACTAGAACAGATGAGGTATTATTGCTTCATCTGTTCTTTTGCATTTTATAAGGAGTAAATTGTGTCAACAGAAAAGAATTACATTCCAAATGATTACATTTTCGATATTGAAACTTTTCCTAACGTGTTTACTTTAGCTACATCTTCTAGTGATGGTAAAGTAATACGTGTATGGGAAGTATCAGATCGTATGAATCAAACACAAGAAATATTGAGTTATCTTCGTCATCTAGCTAAGAATAAATGGCGTATGATTGGTTTCAATAACTTAGGGTTCGACTATCCAGTTCTGCACGCAATCATGGAACAAGCTAAGGAAGCTAAACGTCAAGGTATTCAGTATTACATTGATGCTAATGATGTCTATAATATTGCTATGGCTCAGATTCAAACAGCTCGTGATGGTTTTGCTAAGATTGTTAAATCGGAAGATGAGATTATCCCTCAGATTGATTTGTTTAAGATTAATCACTTTGATAACAAAGCACGTATGACTTCATTGAAGATGCTTGAATTTAATATGTTGTCAGATAATATTGAAGACCTACCATTTCCTGTAGGTAAGTATTTAACACATTCCGAAATTGACGTATTGAAGCACTATAACTTGCATGATGTTTTAGAGACTAAGAAGTTTTACCATCACAATATTCCTGCTATCCGTTTACGTGAAGATTTGAGTAAGAAGTATTCGTATAACTTTATGAACCATAACGATACGAAGATTGGTAAAGATTACTTTATCTTGGAGCTTGAGAAACATCAGAAAGGTATTTGTTATAAAGTTGATTCTCACGGTAGACGTAAGATGAATCAAACTAAACATAAATCAATTAAGATTAAAGATTGCTTGTTTGATTACTATGATTTCAAACGTCCTGAATTTATTGCACTAAAAGAGTGGTTCTCTAAACAGGTGATTACAGAAACTAAGGGTGTATTTACTGACATCGAAGAACACTTACTTGGTGATGTAGCTAAGTATGCTGAGATGGACACTAAACGCATTAAGTTTAAA